ATGAAAACCCGAGGTGCTAACCACTACACTATGAGAGCAAGATACGGTCAATGCCGGGATCGAACCGGCGATCTCCTCCGTGACAGGGAGGCGAAATAACCACTATTCTAATCGACCAAAAAAGTTCAGTATGCTGTGTAACTGCAGATGGTCAACCTGCACATACGTTCAAGGTGCTTCGAACTCCAAGGTCAAAAGACTTATCCTCTAATCATGACCTGAATCACGCTCACCATCACACAGCACGTACGTGTTGAACTGAACTAGAAACCAAAAGAACTAAAAACGAATTGCACCTGCTGAACCGTGGTTACTGGTTGGTGTGCAATTTCTCATACCTTACCTGTTTAATATAACCTGATTGCAATTATATGTAAAAAACTTTTTTAGATAAAAAAAAGGCACCCTTTTGAGGTGCCTTACAAAACTCAAGATCTAATCTTAAGCTTCTGTTACTGGTTCCTCAACCTTTTCTTCTTCTACCACAACTGGTGTTTCTACAGTTGTAGCAACGGTTTCTTCAACTTTTGCTTTCTTGCTCTTCTTATCTTCAACAATCGTCTCTTCTACTACAGGAACTGCCACTTCAGCAACCGTTTCAACTACTGCTTCTGGCATGTGTTCAATCTTGTTAAACACTCTTCCTTTATCAGTAAAAACCATGTCGTAAGTAAATTGTCCGTCAGAGACTGGACCATTATCAATTTTCCAATACTTCTTACCGGTTTTATCAGTGAATTGTTCAATCATACTCATAATCTCCTAGTTAATTAGTTTCATTAGAATAATCTAGTATAGATTGATTTGCTGCAAGCTTTTTTATTTGTGTAGAATGCTCTCGATTCTCTTGGCAATATGGGCAGCCATCAACATGCTTCCCGGAGCGCCCGCCATGAGGACGACAAGAAGAATCAAAACGTTTAGATCCATAATAAGGTTTCCTTTTTTCTTTTCCGTGTAAAATAGCTTTTTTCAAAGACATCAGTATCGTCCTATCTCAATTAATGAATAATTGGTAGGGTCAAATTTCCAATAATTTCCGCTATTGTTTAGCTCTAGTGCTACAAGTTGTGTGTCCTTAAACGTCTTCTTGATTCCAAATTGATAATAATCAAATACTGTTTCAAACACTGCCAAAATCTTTTCAAAGTCGGTCATTTTTTGCCTCTTATTAAGAATATAACACTGGAATGATATTATTCTTGAACAGAGTGGGATACACTCTATTTAGAACCGTTTTATCATAAGAATATGCTGCATTAAAACAAGACTTAAGACTTTGGTAATGCTGAACTCTAACAATGGCAGACTTAATTTTAAAGACTTCAAACTTATTCTGATACAAAGCTTTTACATCTCCATTGTCCAAGTTTTTCATGAAGCCATATGATCCATTAGGACGTTTGAGAAGATATTGACGTGAGTTCTTAGCGCGCTCCAATTTCTTGGAGGTAATAAGATTGCTAATCTTTTCATTACGCGCCTTAGAGGTGATGATCATCTTAGGATCGATCTTAAAGATTTCTGCCGCCTTGGATTTAAAATCTGCGCCATGACTTAAAGTCTTACCAGTCTGATATTGCCACGCATGAACTAGTTCATGTGTGACAGTGTTTCTCCATTCATACTCATCCTTAAGCACCACTTGGCTTAGTGTGATAGACTGTTGATTGGCTTTAACTCGATATAGACCAAGAACATTTACCATTCTGGCCGATAACTTGAATTCAATACTTTTCAGGTTAACGCGGCCATTGAAGTATTTGGAATTAGCTGCATGAGCATACTTCATAATGTTATCAATTGCCAAAGCTTTTTCTTTTTGAGTCATGATCTTCCTTATGATTCTAATATAATTCAAATACGCTTAATTGTAAAAACATTTTCCTAATGCAATTTTGCTATTAGCCAATTAAGAACTTGAAATCGTTCTCCAAATGCCAGGTTTGTGGCTTTCAAACGAGTTAGTATGGGAGAGGTTGACACATCAGACACATCTTTCATTTCACGTACCATCTTTTCAATAATGGCTTTTTCAATTGAGTCTGTTTGATTCCAGGCCTTATTGATATTTCGTGGAAGCTTTGTCATAGGTATTTCCTTACAGATCTAATATAATCTGACAGGGCTTATTTGTAAAATAAAAAAGATGGGACTTTCACCCATCCTGATCGCTATTAATTGTAAGGAGAAATTGCGATCTGGATAATTCCTAATTTGGCGGGCGTTCTCTATCAACCCAAGTATAATTAATTGGCCAGTGATGCTGATTGCCAAGAGGATCAAAGAACTTTACCATTCCTTCATGATAATGAATCTCTGCCTTGGTGTAAATTACCTTAGGAGATTGACCTGGCTGGCAAGTGGTTACCTTATGCCAGGTCATTGGCAAATCAGACTGAGCTCGATTTAGAAGATTTTCAAAGATGCTTTTCATTACTTAAAGTATCTCACTGAGCGGTCAAGCATTTCGAGATAATCAGAACGAATGGAACGAGGGATGTCATTAATATCCGGTGAAGGAATAGTAAATGCTCGTTGGATAGCAATGCGAATTCCCAACTGCTTGTCAAACCTATCTCGCTTATTAGCGAGTGAGAAACCAACTTCATTACGACCAATTGCAACAAGAACACCTACCTTTTGATTTTGCCTATTTCGTGTATACTTAACAAGTATTCTTCCTTCTACAACATCTAACATTTTCATCTCCTTTTCTGAGCTATTTATATACTACCCCAAGGAATTGAACCTTGTGTGCCAGCTTATAAGGCTGGTCCTCAATACCATCGAGGACGAGTAGCAAGTCATTGAGCCTGGAGGGAATCGAACCCCCATTAAGATATTAGAAGTATCTGATCCTATCCGTTGAATGACAGGCCCATAAAATTGCTCCCACATATATATGTGGGAGCTATTAACTACGAGTGGTTTATGACGTACTCAATCAGGTCCTTCATGGTAAAGGAATAGAACTTTTCATCAAGAAATTCGCGGGTGACCTCTTCAATTGACTTGCCAAGTACTGTGACATGAAAGTGGGTAAAAACCCTAAATGCCAGGTCTTCAATTTCCTTGTCAGTGAGATCCTCGCAAAGATCACTTTCAAACTTAGCGGTTTTGAACTCATCCATGGAACGGAATTGAGTGATAAGATCTCCAATTTTGGCGGCCGAAGCGTTGGTCATGAAGCCTTCAAACAACGGGTCATTCTCGCCACGAGGAATCACACTCACAACTTCATAGGTAGCCACGCGCATTTTGGCATTGTTATAATCAACCGGAACCGAAACAACGTCACGAGGATTGATTTTGCAAACCACAATCACATCATCCAGGTCAGTCTTTCCTTGGCCGCCGTAATGAGCCATGTAATTAAAGCTGGCAACATGCAGGCCACGACTACAGGTGCGATTCTTGTCATCATCAACCTGATGGCGGGCCATTGTGGGCTTGGAGCCAACTGAGTTATCAAAAACTCCAGTGTGAAGATCTCGAAAGTCATAGCGAACTTTCTTATAGGCCAAGAAGCAACCATCATCAGTGATAGGAAGATCGTTGGCATCCAGAAAGCCATAAAGCTGATCAACCGAATTCAATGAAGGATTCTCATAGAGGTTTGCAATAAACTTTTCCATGACCTCCAGGCTTTCACCAGCATCAATGATTGCCTGAAGACGAATGGCCAGTGATTGATGAAGTGGAAAACCATCAAAGGTAGTCTTTTCACCATCAAACTGAATCTTGCCTTGAGACCAGACTGACACAGTCTTTTGCTCATCAATGAGCATCTGAAGCTCATCTTCAGTGATTGTTCCATTAAGCAATCCAGAATTGATCTTGCCAAAATTGACATGACCCTCCTGAATATTAATTGGGGTACCGTCACTCACAAAAACAGTGAGTCCGGATTTAGTTCGTACAAAGGGTACTTGCATTTTCTCTCCTTACCTTTCTAATATAACAACTACTAGGTTAGTTGTAAAAAACTTTTTAAGCAATTTTAACCAACCTCTCAAGCTTGATGGTATTAACCATCTCAACCAGCGCAACCTCTTCATCTTTGTGAATTTTGCTATAATCAGAGATGCCACGAGAGATCATTTTAAGAACAAGATTGCTATTAATGAAAGCGGTGATTTCTTTTTCAAAAGGATTCAATTCAATTCCATAAAGCATGTCATGGCAAACATGATTAAGACTGAAGGTGTTTAAACCATTGGAGGAATTCTTAGGAGCCAGATAGGCATTGGTGGTAATGAACTCGCTAACTGCAGGAAGGCCAGCATTATCAACTACAATACGACACAAAGGATTGCGAACAAGACGATCAAAGTTTTCCTTTTTTTTCATTTCAATATAGTCATTGAGAACGATCTTGGCAAGATCTTTTCTGAGATCGTCAACCGGCTTGATCTTGGCAGACAGCTTGCGCTGCTTAACCTTTTCAACAACGTAGACTGTGGCCAGGCCGCTGGTTTCAAGATAATCAAGATCTGATGAGATGCGGTAAATCCACGAATCCTTGTAGTGAACACGATCAACCCAATAGGCATTTTTGGCAGAGCTCATGTTGCTAAGAGTAAGCTGAACTCCATTGCCTAAGCTGCGACCAAGAACTTCAGAAGGAGTGGAGGTGCCGCGAACAGTTTTGTCCTTGACAACCGGAACTGCAACCTTAACGTCCTCTTCACAAAGGCCAAAGAACTCAAGCAAACCGTTAGGAATTTTATCCTTAACTGCAATAAAGATGAGTGAGCTTAGGCCGTGATACAAACTGGTTTGATCTTTGATCAGACCAGGAACACGATTCTTGCCATAAACTTTACCAACCTTAATGATCACAGGCTTGCGGTCAGCGTTGTGAAAAGCCATGTCTTCAACCATGGTGTTTTGCAATTTGATGCGACCTTGCTTGCCATAAGTGGTGAAGTCATAAGCGGTGGCGCCAACAAAGGAAGCCTTGACTTTGAAATTATCCTTACGAAGATCTTCAACGCGAGGATGATTGGGATAATAACCAATGACCTGGTAAATCTCACTGGCTTTGCGAGCCACAATAAAATCGCTATCAGTGTTAAGAATCGATTCGGAAGCTTTTTCACGAAGCTCCTCAACACCGGCATCCATTACATAAATGAGATTCTTAAGAGTGCGCTTGTCATAGGACAATGATTCACGAGACGGAGCGAGATCAACCTCGCCAATATTGCAATTGAACACAATAGCGCGGCGAGAATAACTACCAAACTTATTACGAATAAGAGTGCGGGTAGGACCGTCAGGCAGTGCGCCAATTTGATCCAGGTCAACCGGGTAAATGGAAGATCCCATTTTAACAAAGACACCACCAAGGTTAACCTGGTCATAGCTATTGGTGCGAGTGTCATCATAAATAGTGAACTTGCTGCCAGGAAACGCAGAGGACTTTTCAAGATTCCATTTGAAAGTGAGGTTAACCTCAACTTGATCTTTCATCCAGAAGAAAAGACGGCCAGCTTTTTGTTGAAATTCCTGAATGTCTTTGCTATTCACAGGAACGTAAACTTCAAGGCCATTGCGATCAGTAGTGTCAACCTCATTAACCAGGCTGATCTCAGGAAGATTTTCGCTATTGATCAAGGCCGCATAAGAGCGCTTTTTGCCATTGAAAATGCTGACAACTTGGAATTGATCAGTGTAAGCAAATGGGCTTTTGGAACCAAGACCAAAGCCGCCAATGAGATCATTAGATTCAGTTTTGGTGGACCTGAAGTAGGTGGTGTAGAGAACCATTACGTCCTCATGGTCAAGGCCAATGCCTTGATCCTTAACACTGAAATAGGGTTCATCAGGACGTGGCAGGTGGACAATTACCTTGTCTGTATTGCCTGCAGCCACGTTGGCGTCAATGCCATTGGTGGTGATTTCACGAAGGACAGCAGTGATTTTGTCCTTGTAGAGGCTGGATGATAGGATGTGGAAAGCTTTGGCCGAGGCATCAATGGTGAATCCACGAGCCTCGCCAAGATTGCTTGCAACCCTATTGGTTTTTTCGTTAACGATCATATTTCGTTCTCCTTACCTGTCTAATATAATCATGCTCTAACTGTTTGTAAAAAAGATTTTGCAATCTTTTTTTGAAGCCGAGCATCACTATGCATGAGGTGGTTGTACTATTTGTTATTGCACCCATACTCATGGGTCTAATATATTCAGAATCTGCTTATATGTAAATAATTAATTGAATATCTTTTTTTGTTTGGCTAATTCGTAAAATGCAAAGCTTGCCAGGTTTTTGGCCTTGCTTTCGCACATGATATCAAAATCCTGAATAAAGCCAAGTGCCCATTCATTTACAGCAGTATTCCAATAGAAGTCTGAATGAGCGCGCAACTTTTGCTTTCGGTAACCTGCAGCAAGAAGACTAGGCATATCAGGCCGTGTTTGTGAGCAATGATCTATTAAGAGATCTTCACGACTAACACTGAAATGAGCAGTAGGACGAGTACCACGCCAGCTATCAAGCACGTGTTGTACTCGCGGATCAGTTGGCAATATATACTCTCCAGTACGAATCCAGTGATGATGTATATCAAGAACCAGAGCAGTATGAGATCCTACTGCAAGAATATCATCCAAGCCAGCACTCATTTCATCATTTTCAATAGTGATAAGATTTTGAGCTTCAGGAGTCATACGGCTAAGAGAAGACAAATACTTGGCAGCGCCACCACGACCACTAAGATGCACATTGATTTTAAAGCCATGATCATGCCAGGACGAGCCGTAACCCATCCAGCGAGCTACGTCTACATGATATTCAAATTCCTCAATGCTACGCTCAACAATTTCATTGCTAAGACTGGCAAGAACGCAAAACTGACCAGGATGAAACGATAAGCGTACATCATGTGCACGAGCAAACTCACCTATGGGTGCAAAATGTTTAGCACAATAATCTCGTATATCGCCTTGCTCATAAAACCAACGCCATGATGGTTCAGTATACATAGGAAGAACATGACTGCCAATGCGCGCCATACGTAGTTGTGGATCTTGCTGTGCAATCTTTTCCACAAAACGACCTGTGGAAGAGATATTGTGTTGAACAATATCCCATAGCCGTTGCACTGCTACATCACGTGGTTGTCTTTTAAGCCAGGCAACTGTGGTGGATCGCATGTTAACCAGTGGATCGGGTGTGTTAGAGCTGTCAACCCATTTGCATGCAAAGCCTATACGTTTTTGAACCATTGTGAGTCTAATATAACAATGGACCTGTCATTTGTAAAAACTTTTTTTCTCCTATTCTAATCGCGTCACGCGCGCGAGCGTGCTTGCAAAAGAATGCCAATGTATATATACGGCTCATGTGTAACTTTAATATATACGGCTCGTGCGCATATTTGTTTTACATACTAATTGTGTGTGGTTATATTACTTTACAAAGAAGGAGATGTTACTTTAATGCCAGTCAAAGACCCGGTTGATTATGAAATCATCGTTGATGATAGTCCCGTAGAGAAGAATGATAATATTATAGAGTATGAGGTGTGTTCTGAATGTGATGGAGACGGACAAATAGAGATTGGATATTCCACTTATATTTGTAAGGCCTGTCAAGGAAAAGGATACATTTAAACATGAAAGTTGCTATTATATTAGGACGTGGTACTGAGGGTTGTGGAGTAACCCAGTGCGCCATTCAAATGCAAAAAGCAATTGGCGCAGATATATACTCTGCAAATGATAAAAAATGGCCACGAGCCAAAGGCTTTGATTTTCCTGTAACTGAATTAAACCTTGGAAAGTCTTGGGAGCGGCTTGCTACTGAAGTTAATAAATATGACCTGTGTGTTGTTTATTCTATTCCGTCTATCACTCATCCAAAAGATTGCCAAGACAATTTTATTCATGCTCTTAAATCCATTACTATACGTAAAGCATTTATTAATGTTGATCATAAGGCGGCGTCTATTGCGCGCAATGCTAATTTGAAAGAAGTATGTGAATCAGTTGATATTATTATGACTCACTCTTTACAAAATGCATTTTGTGATACTATTATTAAGCTTGATGTAAAAACGCCTGTTGTAAAAATGGGTTTGGGTTTTGACTATGATGCTCATAGAGCGCAATATTGGAAGTCAATTGAAGATCAACAGGCCAATGTTGTACGATGGATTGGAAGAACAGCCACCTGGAAAGGACCGGCTCCCATGATTGATTTTCATGAAGCATGTCTTATGAACAGTGGATTCATTACCATTCTTGAAGGCCTTGAAGCATCAATTAACTATCCGTCTGTTTTATATAGAGACAAAGAGCAGACAAATAGAAGAAAGGTTGTTAACTTTTTTAGACCAGAAAAACAGCACGGTGAAACCACAAAATTCACCCAAGATATGTATGGCAAAGAGATACTTGGTGTAGGAGCTTATTTGTATCCGCCTTATACCAATCAAGAGGGAATGGAAAGAATGTCACATTCTGCTTTTGGATCAGACTTATATTATCTTGATGCCAAAATGTATGGCAATAACATTGAAAATTGTCATGCTGAAATTGTAGCATGTGGTTCAGTTCCTATCTTTCATAAACATTTCTGCGATAATGTCATTCATAAAGTACAAGGAGCTCCTATATCCAAATGTGTCAATAGCGGCACACTAGCACTGGATCACACTAACTTTGATATGGTAGTTGATACTATGATTAAGCTTAAAAACGATTCAGTCATGAGAAATGAATGGAGAGAGATGGCTTTTGAATTCTGGAAGCAACACTCAGACGGAAAAGAAGTTATTGCTGAAATTATTAATTTGGCATTTAATAATGAAACACAACTTCAAGCACAGTCAAAACTTAAGGGGTTTTTTTAATGAACATTTTTATTACTGGTATTTCTGGAATGATTGGTTTTCATGCTGCAAAGCAATTGACCAAAGAGGGACATACTGTAACTGGCGTAGATAATTTTAATGACTATTATGAAGTGTCGTTAAAGCGCGCTAGAGAAAAGATTCTTCTTGAAGAATTTAAAATACAGGTGGTTGATGCTGACATACAATCTGCCAATTATGATAAGCTATTACATAATGTGGATGCAGTGTTACACCTGGCGGCATATGCCAATCCACGTCATTCACTAGAATATCCTCAGTTGTATATTGATACCAACATCACTGGTACTCAACGTCTTATTGAAGCATGTGAAAAGGCTAATATTTCAGATGTTATTTATGCGTCATCCTCTTGTGTGATGCATGGCCAAGATCTTCCATGGAATGAACATGATAAACCAGGACATCAGAACAATCCTTATGGCTGGTCAAAAAGAGTTAATGAATGTCAGTTTGTTTATAGTAAAATTCCCAAGACAACCGGTCTCAGATTCTTTACAGTATACGGCCCATATGGTCGTCCAGACATGGCTCTTTTCTTATTCACCAAAGGAATTATTGATGGCACACCTATTACGCTATTTAACTATGGCAATATGATTCGTGATTTTACTTATGTAGATGATATTGTTCAAGGCATAAGTCTGGTAATAAATGAGTCTAAGAGTAAACAAAGTTTCCATGAAATATACAATATTGGATATGGTGACAAAGTTGACCTAATGGATTTTGTACACCACATAGAAAAGAATGTAGGAAAAAGTGGTGTGTATAATCTTCTTCCGCCTCATCCTGCTGACGTTCCTGCAACCTGGTCAGATATTTCCAAACTTCAAACTCTTGGATACAATCCCACAACACCTATTAGTCTAGGAGTTGAAAAGTTTGTTGAATGGTATAGAAGTTACTATAATGTCTAAAAAGTTATCATTAGGTATAATAGGTCATGGCTTTGTTGGAAAAGCTGTGGAATTTGGTTTTGATACAGAAAATGTTGAGAAGTTTATTGTTGATCCGCTACATAATACCACAATTGATGATATGTTTAATCATTTCATTCCAGACATTGTGTTTATTGCTGTTCCTACTCCAATGGGAGAAGACGGATCTATAAATTCCAGTATTATTGAATCTGTTTTTCATGGCCTTGCCAAACAAAAAAAGAAAACAATTGCAGTAGTTAAATCCACTGTAACGCCGAATGTTATCACTGGTCTTGAAAAGATTTATGATAGAGTGGTGTATAATCCAGAATTTCTTACTGAAAGAAATGCCAATGAAGACTTTATACACTCAGATTTTCTTATTTTGGGTGGAAAAATAGTAAGCGATCTGGTTAAAGTAAAGAACATATATGAAGATTACTCTAAATGTGATTCTTTTGAGGTATATTACACTGATCTTGAAGCAGCGTCCATGGTAAAATACACTATGAATTGCTTTATGGCAGCAAAAGTTCTATTCTTTAATCAAATACATTCAATATACCGTGCTTCGGGCTCTTTAACCCCATGGGATCAATTTGTTGATATCATAAAAGCAGACAAAAGAATGGGAACCACTCATATGGATGTTCCAGGACCAGACGGTAGATTTGGATATGGAGGAGCTTGTTTTCCAAAAGATACCGCTGCACTTGTTAGATACGCATCAAATATAAACAATCCTTTTACTGCATTAGAAGAGGTTATTCAGGCCAATCAACGTATACGAAATCAATATACAGAATTAAGTGATAGAGAAAAAGAACAAAATGTTAAGTTTGATATTTAAGGATATATATGTCATATACACACGGTAATATTATACCCCTAATCGGTGGATTGGCTGAAGCTCAGCGCCAAGCATTTGGCGCAGAACCAACTTGGAATGCGTCCTATTCGGCTTTTCAAAACAATGATCAATGGACTAAAAAGAATTTTACTAAAACTCCTTTTTATGATTTGGATGTTGATGATAAGTCCAATATAAATCATGTTAATGTTGTAGGATCTGTGTGTCCTTGCGCAGGCCTATCTCAATTATCCATAAAAGCTGGCTTTGATAATACAGCTAACGATTGGATGTACAGATCAACAGAAGATGTTCTTAAACATTCTCAACCGGATGTTTTATGGGGAGAGAATGCGCCTGCTTTGTCAACTAGACTAGGTGAATCAGTAAGAGAAAAACTATATGCTATTGGTAAAGAGAGCGGATATACCCTATCTTTGCTTAAAACTGCATCCATGCATCATGGTGTTCCACAAGTAAGAAATAGATCATTCTTTTTCTTTTGGAAAGGAGATCAGGTGCCAGTGCTAGAGTTTGTTAAAGAAAAGAGTGTTAGTCTTAAGGATCATCTCGCTTCTTTTCCAGCAGTTCAAGATGAGCCACTAAGAAAAGATATTCCAAGCAGTCTTCCTCTTTATAGGTTTATTTTACAAAAATATGGAAAAACACATGCAGAATTTGTTGAATCATTAACCAAGTATGCAGATATTCTTACCTATTTAAAAGATAATAATTTGATTGATGAAGCGCTAAAATTCCTAGGTGAAGAGGATTCCAAGGAAAAGCGTATGCTTATGAGAATAAAGAACAAGATTTCGCAAAACATGAACTTTAGAGGTGGATATATGGTATTTACCCCTAATAATAAGCCTACTGCAGCGTTTGTGGGGTCTGTGCCCATGGATTTGGTACATCCAACTGAAGATAGATTTTTAACTCTAACCGAAATGAAAAGAATAATGACTCTTCCTGATAGTTATATTTTTGATCCAGGCAAGTCACTTAAGAATCTAAATCACTTGTGTCAAAATGTTCCAACAAAAACAGCACTTGAGGCTGCCAAGCAAGTCATTAAACACTTGGATGGAAAGTTAACCACCATCAGACCATCAGGAATCTATATACAGAGCTTTAATGATGATGCAGAACTAGTTAAAAAGTCCTTTTCAGGATTTGATTTTACTAGGAGGAATGCGGTATGATAACTATTACTGTTGCTGAATTAGAAAAGGATTTTGATGATATTATGGATGATGTAATTGAGAATGGAACACATTATATCATCACTGATAATGATGGAAAAAAGTCTTCTGTTTTAATGCCTTATGACAAAAAAATATCTGATTTCTTTAGTGAAGATGATAATGAGGAAGATGAATAAATAGGATATATAAGATGATAAGTCACCAGCAAATATTAGATATGACCAAAGAAGATGTAATAAAAATTACCACTTTTGAAGAAGAAGAATCATCTATTGAAGTAAATATGAAAGAAGAGCTTCTAAAAACCTATGAGGATCATGCAAAGAAAATTGGTGTTGAAACTGAAAAACTTCTCTCTGCAATAGTTATTCTTTATTGCAGAGAGCTTCTTGAAAAAGATGAAGAAATTCCAATTACTAATTAAATAGATGAGATCAAAACGACCGATTCTAAAAAGTTATTTTTTAACATTTGAAGAAGAAGCCAAGTATGTTCCTGTCTGCCCGTCCTTAGTTAGGTGATGTCGATTGCAATCGTCACCTGAACCGGACAGGTGACAGACATTAGATAGGTGCTATTCCTATTAACGGGCTTCTTTTTCTTTCTATTTACAAGCCAGATGCTGTTATTTTGGGATTTTGTATTACAAAGTCATTAATAGACTGGTTAATTAACAATTCACTTTCATCAAGCTTTCCACAGGTACAAATTCCACCGCAAGTACAAAACTCTTGATACAGATCAGCACCACCACAATTACAATTTCCACCGTTACCACAATCACACATAATATCCTCCTATAAATCTAGTACTTCATCAAGCTTGGGCTTTGTGAACCCAATCATATGAACCTCGCCATCAATATTAATCTGAGGTACTGAGGCTACTCCACCGCTTAATTCCATCATTTTGTCATAAGCGGCTTGATCTTTTTCAACATCAAGCTTAGTGTAAGGAATACCCTTGGATTCTAAATATTTTGTTAAATACTTGCATGGCTGGCACCATTCTGTGCTATAGATAGTTATTACTTTGTTCATATTACCACACATCCCTCTGCACCTGAACATGCAGCTTCACCTTGAAGATCTGTATTGTCAGATTCTTCAATAATCTCACTTAAATCTACTGAATGTAAATCACTCACTAGTTCTTCATATCGCTCTTTAGTGATATCCTCAAAAGGGGCCTGTATATAACTTCCTCCATCGTAAGGCAACACGGATATACCTGAATAATAATCTTTATTTTCCCACATCCATGCTCCAACTGTGCTCCATTCATCAGGCTTAATTGAAATGGTACAACTTACGTTATGAGTATTTTTTCCCTTATTATGACCAGGTTTAATCCAATTCTTATGTAAAGATTTAACTCGCTCAAGAGTAGAAATAGGGCTTTCTGTCCGTAATGTTGCTCCAACTGGAGCTTTTTGAGGCACACCGATTACTGCAGTGGTGGTTGGATTAAAATGTTCATTCTCAACTAGCTCAGGATGAAAAATTGATAGATACTGATAGATGGCTTCATTCTTACCTACTCGAATTCTACGTAGGTAATAATCATTATGCCAGGCATGAACACCACTTGAGGTTCCAAGTACGCAACTTGAAGTTCCACTAGGTTTGGTTGTGGTAACACGCGCAGCAGGGTTAATCCCTATGATAGCAGCAACTCGCTTATTTTCTTCAACAGCGGCTTTAGCTCCAGCTTTAAGATCCAGATTCATAACCACACCGGATGCAATGCCAGTCATGGATACTCCAAGTAGCGCGTCTTTTTCTTGATTCTTTCTCCAAATAGGACGAAGATAATGAAACTCAGTGTATCCAGCTTGCAGTGTTCCAATAAATGCAGCAGCGCGTGTCCTTTCTTCAAAGTCCGCCTGGTCAAGAATATCTCCAGCATTGATTTCACAAAGATTGCAAAATTGATTTGAACGCAACGAAATTTCGGCGCAAGGATTGACACCTAATTCAGAATCATTGGTTAGAAATATTCCAGGTTCACCTGAACCACTATCCTCAATCTTTTTCCAGATCTTAAAGAAATCAGCCTCTTGTAGTTTATCACGTACAAGCACAACTGAGTTATTGGCTCTTCCACGTTGTGGATTGCTTTCCCACCAGTTGCCAGTTTTACAGGTAAGCATGGCTTCGTCTTCAAAACTAAACAGCGAAATAAGTGCTGCTCGGCGAATACCACCTGCAAGAACAGCGTCAGCAAGATGACAAATAATATCATGTACTTCAATAGGACGAAGCTTGGTTCCACGACCACGAGTTTGAACTGCAGCTTCTAGTATATTGGTTACCTGAGTAATACATTCACGAAGAGGACCAGGTCCTGGAGCTTTTCCACCAGAGGTCATAAGCTGTTCGCCTTTTGCTCTTACATCTCTATAATCAAACTCCAGTGGCTTCTTTCCTTTAAACCAAGCTTCAATCAAAACCTTAACAGCATCAGCCCAACCTTCAATAGAATCTCCTACCAGATAGCGACGAGCTCTCTCATTTCCTTCAAGACGCTCAGGTCCTAATAGCGGAGGAAGTTGATCAACATGATCTTTTTGAACAGAAACACCAACTCCAGTGCCCGATAATAGCAAAAAAATAGTTTCACTAAATGCATCAATATGATTGACATGGAGAAAGGAACAATTGTATAGACGTGAAGGATTAACTTCTATAGGTTTACCCGCAAATTGTAATGATCTCATTGACGGCAATACTTTCTTTGTAAGCACAAAGTCAGCATATACTTTTTCAATATCATTGTGTAAATTTGGATATTTTCTTTGATGCATTTCCTTGTTTCTAGTAACAAGTTCTGTCCAGGTTTCTCGCCTCTTCTTCTCTGGAACATATTTAGCATATTTCATATGTGTTGTAATTTCGGATAAAATGTCTGAAGATAACTTTCCGCTATCAATTGACGTCATAAATTCTCCTGTATGTTAATGGTTAGGAAATAATTAGTACTTCCAACACATATCTCTTTTCTATTAAAGGAGTAATAGCAGGAGTATAAGCTACTCCTGCTATTACTAATAATTAATTATTTGTAATCTAGAAAACTAGACCACAGCTAGGACAATGACCAAAAGACTCAGGACTTCCTACGCCACATTGTTGACACTTAAGAATTTCGTCAGCAGTGCTATAAGAAACAACCACCTGGCCCTTTTCAGTTTTTACTGCAGTGATGAGTTGGCGCTCTTCTTCATTAAGAACATCCCAACCCTTAAGAAGATTGGTGTCTATTCCTGAAGACGCTGCAGCTTTCTTTTCACGAGTCTTAGGCGCTTCTACCACCTTAGGAGCTTCAACCACATCATTCATAGGATTCCATGAGGTATCTCCGCTATCTGGTGTAACTACACCGCTATCTTCACGACCAGCAGCAAGTTCCCGCTCCTCAGCTTCTTTTTCAACTGCCTCTTTAAACATTTTGTCAAACTTGGTTCCAAGACGTGCATCAATCTTTTGAATACCAATCTTAAGATGATTATAGATCTTGGTCATATTTGTATATTTAAACAGCTTTTCAAAGTCATATACTTCCCAGCCCAACTCTTCTTGAGTTAGCCAAGCTTCTTCTGAGACCAGTGCCTGAAGATCTTCAGGAATTTCATCTTTATACTTGCTGGCATTAATAATGCGATAAGGAGTTTCCTTAAGACCAGTTTTGGTAATACCAAGATCATACTTTCTCCAGTCTTTGTAGAACTTAAATACACCAGTTGCTAGAAGATTTGAGAAGCCAAAAGCTGGTACGCCTTCATCAGCGTAAACTTTTCCATCATTGGTTTCATTAACTGATTTGGAAAGAGCAAGCGTATGCTTGGTCTTGCGATGCCAATCCATCTTCTCACGATCAATAACATTCATTAAGAACTTGGTCTTGCCCATCCAACCTGTGTCAAACATGGCCTTCTTATCCATTTCAGATAATCCGTTCTTGTTAACCATACGAAATAGTTCAGGATTTCTATCTTCATGAATAAACACTTTCTTCTTGTTAATATATGTGGTCTCATTAACAGCAGCAATTACTCTCCAGAGTAAATGATCTGGATCATTTGCCTTTTCAGGCAGAATAGTGCGGAACTTCTTTCCATCATCACCAATAATCCAGGATATACGGCGAGTTACTGCTGTTCCCTTATCCTCTTTGCTGTCTGGTGCTCCACCAACAGCACGTATAATCTTTGGTACGTTAGGATTTAAACCTGTCCAATGCATTTCTTCAAACTGATATGTTGAAGTTGGGCCCTTTTGGCGTTCCTTAGCCTCGGTCTCTGCCTGCTTTGCAAATGCAGCAAAAGCATCATCTGATGTTGCCATATATATATTCCTTTTTGTGGACTTGCCACTGTTTATTTGTAGCTGAGCTACTCTTTTAATATAACCACAACGGGTTACTTATTTAGTTTCTTCTTCTTGCACTAGCGGAGCTTTGGCTTTCTTTTTATTGTCAGCCTCTTCTTTTTTCTTCTGCTTGTCTAACTCTTTCATTTTCTTTTCCATGGCAGAATTCTTGGCTTCAAATCTAGCACCTACATCCTCACGACTCATCCATAGATCCTTACCATCAAGAATAGATTTGATCTCTTCTGTTGTAAGGAATCCCTCATAGAACGCCTTAATCATGCTCTCAGACCAGCGTCGCTCAAAAGTGATCTGATCATGCATTTCTCCACCTTTCCCAATAACACCACTACGATAGTTGTGAAACAAGAAGCTGGCATGCTCTGAGATTTCCCAGCGCTCACAAGACAGGAAAATAAATGTAGCAGCAGAATAACACATACCAGAAACAGATCCCACAATGGTAGCGTTAGATTCTTCAATAGCATCCACAAGTTGCAATGCAGTATGAACTTGTCCACCCTCTGAATTAATATGAATTGTAATCAGGTCCAATTCACTGGCAGTTCTAATAAGCTGATACCAATCAGTATACTCTTCTGGTGGACCAATGTCAGAAGACAAATATAAATCAATTTTACGAGCAATAGGCTCAATAAACATTGAGGGCTTTTGTACAGAATTTCCAATAACAATCATTCCATTATCATCTGGTCCCTGACCAGCGAACTTCTTTTTCATTTAAGACCCCTATACCTATTAATATAACAACTTATTCAACGTTGTATTGACCTTTCTCTACACGATAACAAATCACACTAGGTTGTTCATCAGACAGGATCTTTTGTACTTCAGGCTTATGTGTAATAATAATTACATTATCAAAATCAGATATCTTGGCAATCAAGCTAAATAACTTATAAGAATTAGACTCTGTGGATGCAGAGTCAATTTCATCTAAAATTAGTACTTTAAGATTGTATGCTTTTGCTAATCCAATTTTAAATGCCGCGTTAATTAAATCTTGCTCAAAACCGCTTGCCATCTTTACTGATGACCAATTGGATACCTCTGTGCTTAGTGCACTTATTGGAGTATAATAAAGGTCCACTCCTTTCTTGGTTTGAATAAGTTTAATTTTTACATCGGCTTTTACTGATTCAATAAACTCGTTAATATAATCTTCTAGCAGGCCACAAGTCTTAACAATACTATAATTTACCAGGTCAACTGTTAGGATATTCATGGCAGCTTCATTAGAATTTATATCCATGTTTGCTTTATTAATTTTTTTAACGATGTCATCAATCTTGATAACATTTTCTTTTTCATCCAAAACCAATTGATGATTATTCTCTTCAATTGTCTTGTTCTGACCCAATAAGATATCTCTTTCAGATAATATCTTTTCCAGCTTTTGTATAGCGGTTTCTTTCTCTTGAATAGAATTAGAATTAAAAGACTCAGGAATGACTGGTAAATCTTTTTCCATCTCGTTGATGTCGGCTCTAAGGTTGTTGATTGTTTCATTGTTAGTTTGAATTGCATATGAAGAAAACTTCTTATTTTGAATGGCTTCAGATATTTTATTATCATATACACGCTTTGCCTGTTCTTCGTTTGATAATTTTATTTTAAGGTTTTTAAGATTGTCTTGCGTTTTAGTTATACTGTTTTCTTCCAGTGACAAATCTTTTCTTAGTGTGGTTAGATCAGCTTCCATTTGATTTACTTTATTTTCCCAAGCAATGTTCTCTGCTTGATCAAGTGGCCGATGACATCTTACACACATTCCATCTAGATGATCTTGTTCATGTTCTTTTTCATGCTTTAAAGAGGTTAGCTTTTCAGCTATGGCCATTTTAATATTAACTGTATTTGTGCTGTGCTCTGATATGTTTTGTGATAGGACCAGGATGTGATCTTCAAGCTCTTTGATTGACCAGGTATTTTTTGATTTAAGATTAGGATCATTTTCTATGCTATCAATTTTGGATTGATGTTTTTTATTATCCTCAATAAGGCCATCTAATTGAACACGATTTCTTTTAAGACGTATATATGTTTCTTGTACTGACTTATAACTTTTTAAGATATTAAGCTCTTCTCTATTCTTAGAGATAAGATCCTTTAAACGAGATACTTCTTTATCTGGTATAATATCAAATGAAGATTTCTTAATAAATTTCTTATTTTTAAGTTGATTTAATTCAGTATTGTAAGATGATACTTCGCTAGAGAGTGTGTTAATGTTATTTTGAATAATTTTAGATTCATCTTCAAAAGTAATGTTAAACATATTCTTAAAAAGATCACGTCTTTGTGATGGAGATAGTTTACTTATGTTGCTGTCTTCTTTTTGCATTGAAAACATAACGTTCTCTATTACGGATAGATCTACATTCTCTTGTAAGAATGTTTTAATCTCAGAGTTGACATACTCTTTTTCTTGATATGTCATTTTTCTTTCAAGTGGAAGTTTTTTTTCTGATGAATTTATGTTAATATCAAATACAACTGCGGAGCCTTTAAATGTGGCCTCAAGATGTAAGATGGCCTGTTCGCAGCCGTATCGCACATATTCTTTATATGAGTCAGCTCGCTTGTTTTCAAATAAAATAAGAGCAAGCGCATCCAACATGGCAGATTTTCCAGCGCCATTGTCACCAATAATAACATGAAACGATGCTTCTTTAAAGTCAAATTCCACTGATTCAATAATCATGAAATTTTTAATAGACAGCTTTTGCAGAGTAATCATGTAAAGAAATATAACAAATTATTTAAACTATTCTTCAATACTTGCGTTTACAGTAATGATACGATCAGCAAGGTTATTTTTTCCGGCCCAATCTTTTACAATGTTAAGATTCTTTTCATCATCATCAATAAAATATATCTCATCATAAAAATCTGACAGGTATTGTATGACATTAAGCTTTCTTTCAGGAATGGAATTTCCACGAGCATTGTGCTTGGGGTCATTGATTGCAAATACCAGATCTCTAGAAACTTTTGGAAGAAAGTGATCTTCTAAGAATATATTCATTGCTTGAAACATTTCTTCTTCTTTTGATCGTGCTGTTAATAAACCGACATCAATGTCATTTTCATCATGAGTTTCCAGTATCTGATTAAGGATAGCAAGACCAAAAGCTGGTGGTGCATTCTTAAGATTCTTAATATGTTCTGGATCATTGAACTCTGTGAAATCATACTCTTCATCTGGTCCTATTTTACGTTTGGCAAACTGCTCAGTATCCAGTCGGTCAATAACCTCACCACCTCTTTTAACAAGAATGCGATCAGGCGATTTGAGAAGTGTATCATCAATATCAAACAAGAACAATGTCATAGCTAATTAGTTAATTCTTGGAACTCGTTCTAAGAAATAAATATTTTATAATATTCTAATATTGATATTATATTACTGCCATTATTAAGCAGTATGCAGTCTGCTCAATACTAGCAATCTGTAGAATAATAAAGGTGGCTGGTTATATATTGATAGCGAGGGTATAAGCAACGTATGTCAACACAATTTTCGATTAAGTATCGTCCTAAAGTCTTGTCTGAGGTCTTTGGTCAAGAGCCTATTGTTAAGGAGCTTAAGAATCGTACACTAAAGAACGTATGGCCAAATGCCATCTTATTTTATGGACGATACGGCACTGGTAAAACCACAATGGCTCAAATTGTGGCCATGAATGCCAACTGCAAACATACAGATGATCAAGGAAACGCCTGTCAAAAGTGTGCATCATGTGTGTCTATTATGACAGAGCAGTTTAGTCGTGATACTCAGGTCTTGGACGGATCACTTATTGGTGGCAAAGGAGACATGACTGATTTTCTTTCCAACATAAATTCTCCTCCACTATATGATCCAAGGCGTATCATGATCATTGAGGAAGCAGATCAGTTATCCAAGAGTGCAATAAATGCTCTTCATAAGGTTTTGGAAAAGCCTAGAGATAACATTTTATTTATTCTGTTATCCATGATATCCAATGGCGTTCCTGCATCAATTGCATCGCGATGCCAGAAATATTCACTAAAAGATTCTTCAATAAAAGACATCATGTTCTATCTCAAATCTCTTCTTGAAAAAGAAAGTTTATGGAATGATTCATCTATACCAGATGAGTTTAAAACCAAAGGATTGGCATGTATTGCTGAAGGATCTAACGGATCGCTACGTGAGGCTGTTCAACATTTTGAAAAGTGTCTTATGGGAGAGTATTATACAGTTGAAGAGATTCAAACCAATCTTAACCTATTAACTGAAGACATATCCATAAACATGGTTGAAGACCTTCTTGAATTGCGTATGGATAAGATCTTTCGTAAGCTAGACGAAATGGATCCATATGACTTTATAAACTTTGTAGGAGCTATTGTTTCTAATATTTTTGCATTACTTACAAGTGGTTATAGCAAGCAATCTTATTATGCTGCAAAGAATATGGCAATTGGACGTCATAAGAATTTTCTTCAGTTGACTGCAACTTTTGATGAGTTGTTTAAACAGAGTAAGCCTTTTATTAGAAAGTCAGAAGTGTTTTATATTTTTTCCAAGTATGCTCATGAGCTAAAGAAAACTCCTGATGGTGTAAGTGAAGCAGCACAACAAATGAGAATTAGAGGTATAAGATGATTAAAGGAAAGAACGCTTTAAAGAAAGAAGCAGAAGAGGATATTTTAAAAAAGCCAAGATCATTAAAGGTTCAAGCTCTTGAAAGCATATTAACCACATATGGCGGGCGATTATATGGAAAGATGTCTCTTGATCAAATCAAAGAAGGGTGTAAAGGAATTATTTTAGCGCGTTTAAAGAAAGAAGACTGTGTTGAATTGATTGCATCTATTTATACACATAAAACAATTGAATCTCTTTTTTCTTGGGTAACTGAAGAGATGTTTAAGTGAATCATGAGCAATATGTAATAACTGCTCTTTCAGCAAACCATTTCCTAATGGTTAATAAAAATATGCTAAAACATCTCAATGGTGATAGCACCGCAGTTATTATACTTACAGAACTCATACTCAAGCATCAGTTCTATAAACATAATCATCAGCTTGATAGCGATGGATACTTTTTTTGCACATTAAAAACTCTAGAAGATAGCCTAGGAATAAAAAGAGGAGCTCAAGATCATGCGCTAAAGCATCTAATAGATAAAGAATTAATTTACATTATTAATAAAGGATTTCCAAAGAAGCGTTACTTTGAAATTCAATACTCAAAGTTATATGAGGTTTTGGATGCAGAGAACATTCGAACTGAGAAAACTCGAGATGAATTCTTTAGCGCGCTAAATGGATCTAAAACATTTACTGAGTGGGTAAAGAATAAACAAAATATTCAATTACATGTGGCCAAGGCCATGTGGATATTAAAGATAAAAACCAGAATAATATATACCTCTCGTGATTTTGGTATGTTGAAGTATTATTTGTTTGCTCGTTTTAAAGGAAAGGCATGGGACTATTCAACTTTTAATTCTGCCACATTTAAACCAGGAATGAACATAGCTTCAATAATTGATCAATTAAGATGCTTGGAAACTGACACCAATCTTGAGCATATACAAAAGAAGAATCTAGAAATGGACGTGTTATATTTTAACGAAGAGGAAATTAATGTCTAAGAGAAACCGAGTTCCTAAAGATGTATACATAAAGCATCTGTTTGAAATGCAACAGCTATTGTTGGGCTTTTATATTGATAAGTATGGAGTTCCAGATCCTCAAACAACTGAGGATGAACAAGCCAAGAAACTTGCTACAGGAATTCATAAGCTGTTAAATGAGTCAGCACATTTGGCAATTAAATTAGGACTAGTAAAGCGATCAACGATTCAAGAAGAACAAGGAGAGATTGATGAATCAAACAATGAAATACAAGAAGATACTACAAGTAAAGAGCCCACAGCGAGCGAATCCAACTGATGCTGGCATAGATTTCTTTATGCCAGATTATACACCAGAATTTGTAGAGCAAGTTCTTGAAAAGAATAAAGAACTAGCGTATGGTCCTCATGGTTTGGTCTTAAAACAAGGAGAAAGATGCCTTATACCATCTGGTATTAAAGTAGATGTTCCTGCTGGTCACATGCTATGTGCATTTAACAAAAGTGGAGTTGCAGTAAAGAAAGGGTTAGATGTAGGAGCCTGTGTGGTTGACGTAGGATACCAAGGACAATTACATATTAGCTTAAATAACCCAAGTAAAAGTGTAGCGTTAATTGAACATGGAGAAAAGATAATTCAATTTGTTCTACTACCTGTTAATTTTGCAAATCTAGAAGAAGTTTATACAGAAGAACAACTGTATCCTGTGAAGTCATCACGTGGTGATGGTGGTTTTGGAAGTACAAATATGGCGGTAAATGTATAATTGGTTTGCTACATTTCCATACTAATTAAATATGGAGATGTTGCAAAATGTTAGATAAAAAAGCATGCGTATATGTAATTATTAGAAAAGGAACAAATAGAGCATATGTTGGAAAACATGTTCTTCATGAAAAAGAGAATCATGATAAATATTTTGGATCTGGTAACCTTATAAAAGCTGCTATTAAGAAATATGGAAAAGATTCTTTTATAAAAAATATACTAGAAATATGTGATTCTGAAGATATTGCTTATGAACAAGAGCGCAACTTTTGGATTCCACTTTATGTTAGCTTGGGTTACGAATTATACAATCAAGCTCCAGGAGGAGAAGGGTTTACCTCAGAGTATGCTAAAAAAGTTTCTAATGAATACTACTTTTCTTTATCTGATGAGGATAGATCTTTACTTTATGAAAAAAGAGCTGCAGCTATTAGAAGACCTGAAGTATTAAAAAAAATGTCTGATTCTCAAAAAATAGCTCAAAGTAAAAATAATCCAAAAAGAACTCCTGATTTTTTAAATCAAAAGTATGCATTTACTCAAACAAAAGATTTTTCAAATAAAAGAAAAGAAGCTACTTTAGGATCAAATAATCCAATGTTTGGAAGATCTGTATATGATGTTTGGGTAGAAAAATATGGTATAGAAGAAGCTGATATTAGGATTAAAGCTCAATCTGAAAAAAGAATAGAAACATGGACAGAAGACCTTAGAAAAAAAACCGGTGAAGTTAGAAATGCTACAAGAGAAAGACAAAAAACATTGAACTCATACAAAAATTTAACCTCTGCAATGCAAAAACCTACTTCATTAAAAAGAAGATTAAACAATGGAACAATATCAAAAGAGGATTTTGAAATTCAATATGCTGAAGCAAAGGTAAATTTAGAAAAAGTATATGTTATATTTAAAGAAGAGGAAAAAATAAAATATGGCGATGTCATCATTTGAAAAAAGTTTAGGAAAAGTTATTAAGGAATATAAGGATAGTTTTGCGGACATTGATTCTTCTGGTTCAATTAATTATTTAAAACTAAGATCTCCAGCGCTTAATTATGCTTTTGGAGGAAAAGGTTTAGCCTTAGGAAGAATAACAGAATTAAGTGCACAAGAGTCTCATGGTAAAACAACTTTGGCTACTCTTTTAGCAGTAGAAATACAAAATAGGCCTAAAAAAAATGTAGTGTTATATGTAGATTTTGAATATTCTTTAGATTTAGACCACGCTAGATCTTTAGGATTAGATACTTCAGACGCGACTAAAGACCCAAATAATGGAAAATTTATTTTTCTTCGTCCAACTGTAGCAGAACATACTTTTGAAATAATTAAAGAATTAGTTTCTTCTGGAGAAATTGGATTGATTATTTGGGATAGCGTTGTTACTTCTCCAACTCACTCTATGGTTGAAAATGATGTAGGAAAATCAACATTTGGTGGAATTGCTCGCTTGTTTTCAGAAGGTCTTAGAATAATTAACCCTTGGTTAGTTCGTACAGAAACTCCTTTGATTCTTATAAATCAATTAAGAGCTAACATGAAAATGGCTAATATGTTCTCAGACCCGTATGCTACATCTGGTGGGATGGCTATTAAATTTTATTGTTCTACTAGGTTTAGGTTAAGCAGAGTAGAAGACATTCTTGAAAATGGTGATATGGTTGGCATCAAGATAAAGATCAAGAATCAGAAGAACAAAACAGGTATACCTAAGCGTGAATCTGTTTTTAATGTTTTATTCAAAGGAGGTCTTCAAGTTGATCCAGAGTATGTTGACCTTGCAACTGAACTCAAGATCATTAAGAAGTCTGGCTCCTGGTACAAGCATGAAGAAACAGCCATGGCTGTTCAAGGCGCTGATGGTGTTCTGGCTTTCTTTAAAGACAAGCCAGAAGCCTGGCAACAGATCAAGAACACAGTTGATGCGCTCATCGCTCAAAAAAATGATTTGGACGTGGAAAGAGAGGCCACTGAAGGATCGGGTTTTGATTTAGCTGAAGAAGATTAACCTGTAACTGGTAAACCAATTGGAAGCACTTTAACTAAACGTATAAGACCAGGTGTATTTGTATCCCAACTCCATGGCACCTTTGAAGATAATGTCAAAGGTGCATGAGGAACCAAAGCATTTTGTACTCCTATGGTTTTTTTCTTATTAGGCATTACACCTTCTTTAAAATCTATGGGTTCTGAAGAAGTTTGTGTAACACTTACTTTTGTTTCAAAGAAAAGCATATTTCCTTGGATTTTATCGTCTGATACAATATACACGGTTCCAGTAAAAGAGCTTTGTTTATTAGAATCTATATAAATACTTTTTCTATCTTCAGAAATCTCTTTAATATTAGCCACCAATAATAACTGAGATACTGCTTCATCTTCAGCTCTTTTTTGATCTTTATTTTTATTATTTGTATTTTTAGCTTCACACATTAGAAATAAAGTAGAATTTTTTCCTAATAATTTGTTATATCTAACCAAACCTATTTGATATCTTGATTTATATAAACCGCTACTAGAAGTATATGTTGTTGTTCTTCCTTTAATATTTCTAACACTTCCTAATGTAGTATTGATTAGTGCAGTTCTAGTTATTCTATTGGCCTGTCTTGTAGTAAACAAACTTAATATAGCTATAAGTGCAGAATTAATATAGCGATTTGTAGGCGTTAAGTTAAAATTATAAATAGAATTAAGATTTGTTACTTCACTAGACAATCCATTATAATTTTTAATGTAACTAGAATTATTCATCCAATCATAAAGTTTTTTATACACGGCAAAAGGAGATTTAAACAAAGTAAACCAGGCGTCAAACATGGAAATAAATCCAGCTTTAACATACTTATATTCGTAGTCATAAAACATAATTGAACTAGTATAATTTGAAGCTTTTTGAGTATCAGTAAATAGCGGTAATCCATTACTTAAAACATAAGTACCGGTTGGCACATTACCTGAAATTAAACCATTTCCGTAATATACAGTCAAAGTAGCGTTCCAATCACCTGGAACAGGGGAAGTTGGTGGAGGCCCAGCACTACCGGGATGTCCTTCAGTTCCGGTCCAATAGCTTATATGTACTTTAGCAAAAACTGAAGTAGTTTGATTAAAAATAAAAAAGTCTCCTGTAGGAGGAGACCTATAGCTTGTACTAAATAAAGTTATACCATTTGAAACTATATTATTATAAAAACTTGATACCGCAGATCCATCTTTAAAATCAGTAAACGCAGTAATCATATTTGTATAGTTAACTGAAGAAAGAAATGATTGTTCATCATACCATGCTGAAGTTTCTGTTTTTCTTATCCAGGTATTATTAGAAGCATTATAGAAATATCCATTCCATGATCTTGGAATTGTGTTACTATCACCATCACTATCTCTTCCAGCCAATGTTTCTATATTTTGATACCTGTCATCGTTATTATATAATATTCTATAATAAGGATAAATACGAGCTACAGCTTTATTTAAACAATAACTATCATTTTCTAAAACTGCTGCTGTAGTTTGCTCTGCTATTGCTTCAGGAATAAAATCTATATCTATAAGATTACGACTACCATCATAATATTTATGAAGTGGTTGTTCTTTTCCATAAAAATCTGGTCTTATTTCTCCACTAATCCAAACAAGTTCTTTTTGATAATTGGATATCATTTGATTAATATGATTCCATGCTCCAGAAAGAGATTCATCATCTTTTTCAGCTGATAAAATTTTAGTTAAAAGAGGATCATCTACAAAAAAATCCAAATTAGAGTTTTTAAGATTTTTTATTGTGGTTCTTGAAAGGTCTCTTATACTATTTTTTGTCATTTTATTCTCTTTATAAATCTTTAGCTGGTTTTGTAGAAGATGATGGTGGAACTGAAGATGTTGTTAGTGGAAGTGGTTCTGCTTCTTTTAGTTTATAATCTGCTATAGCTTTTAAAGTATCATCACTTTGTGTTTTTGTAGAATCAACCCAACTTTTAAATGGATCGGTATATGATCTTATATTAGTAATAAGCTCTCCAAACCCGGCCGCAGGAATAGGTTTTGGATCTAGGAAAAAATCCAAAATAATAGTAGGAACTGGAACTGGTAATGAAAACAAATATTCCACTATTGCTTTTTCTATATCTTGAATTCCTTGTTCAACCGCTTTTTGAGCTTCTTGCATAAAAATTCCAGCTAATTTTGGCATAATAGCAGGATTTTGCCATGCTTGAATTATGTCAGCTAAAATTTGAAACTTAGGAATAACCTCTTTTGCTATTTCAACAATATCATTTATTGTTGCAGAAATATCTACTACTCGTATTATTACGAAAAGAAACAGATCTAATTTTCCAAGAGCATCAATTGAATTTAGAATTATAGGATCTTTGGAGTTTTGTTGACGTGCTAATTTATTAATAGCTATAACTATTTTTCTGATAGCAAGAGCAAAATATTTAATAACATCAAGCATTTCTCTATCTGTAAACGTTCTTGGTTTGTATTCTGATCCTAACTTTAATAGTGTTCCAATAGGAATTGTGGATATGTCTAATCCTAAGAATTCTGTAGGATATTTAAAATTAAGTATATCTTCTAATAGCCGATTAAACTTATTTGCTAATTCAGTTAAATACGCAATGTATTCTTCTATTTCTTTTTGTAAATTTTTAAGATTTGCTATGTAAAAAGTATAATATACTTTTTCTTTAAAATCTTCTGCTTGATTTCCATTTTTAGTATAAGAAATTGTAAAAGTATTATCAGTAACACTTTTTATATAGACCACTTGCACAACTTTAAGTTCAATTATTTCACCCGTTATAGGATTAGTAGTAGACGCACCTGTTTCTTTTGTAACAAAAAACATCATTCCCGTGGTTAATCCATGTCTATAAAGGTTAAAGACACCAATAGAATGTAAAGCAGTAATGTTATCATAATCTTTTTCTTTACCAGAGTAAAACTCTGATAGAGTTATTTCATCATTTAAATATTTTTCAAATCTAGTTCTAAGCTTCTTTTTCATGTATTCTAAGTTGTTTTCATGATCTCTAGGAGTAAAAGTAGTAAGAGATGCTTCTAATTCTCTTCTAGCACGTTCAAAGTCTTCTTCAGATCCAGAGTTGTCAATTGGAATAAGATTTGCTCTAGTAGATTCTTCATCTTTAATAAAAGATCCAACTTCAGTAGAAAATTCATCTAAAAATAAATCAAATATTGTTGGCATTAAATTACCACCGAGTCACTAGATTTTGCTATACTTCCATCACTTAAAGATATAAAAGCATCTTTACTTTTTGAAGCTAAAACATACATTTTTTTTGTACCAGTTCCCAAAGAAACATTACCATTTAAACGAATGTCTTTTGCAGTAATATTAATTTCAGAAGATCCACTAGAAGTGTTTTTTCCTAAAGATATTAACCCATCAGAATATGACATAATAATACCAACTGGACCAACAACAAACATAGCTCCGTTTGAATGATAGGTTATTTTTATTCCGGTTTTTGTACTTACTGCTTCCATGATGTTATTATCTACATATGTAAAATGTAAATCACTAAAGTTAGGCAATCCTACTTCAATTCCTGAGAGTGTGTTTTGTAAAATTTTAGTAAAAGAATCTTTTACATTAGAATAGTTTACGTAAGAATCTATAGCATCAGAGAAAACATTTGATGGGCCAATAACATATCCTATGTCAAAAGTGTCATTACAAAGACACCAGACGGTTGATCCTGTTTGAAAATTAAATAGTTTATTTGCAAAAAAAGAAGGATATTTTGGAAGTACTTTAGCATCAGTTATGCCATCCATAAGAGTAAGAATTCTTACTGTTGTTCTAGGATCTGTTATTGATGGATTTTGAACAACTGTAGCTCTATATATTTCATAATATGACATAAAGAAAAGATTCCTTTTTCTAATTAGTCAATATAGAATTTTTCTATACAGAGCGAGCTTGTGCTGATGAAGCCGTAGTAGATCCGGGAGTAGCAGTTTGAACAGTCCAATCTACAATTGGGGTTGCAATCTTAACCAAGATAAGCGAGCTTCTGGATTGAAGACTTTCAATTTTATGTTCACAACGTTTTATAATATATTTTCCAGAATAAGAACTAGAGTTCTCAACATTAAGACTGGAGGGAATAACTAGTTCTACCATATCTCCAGTTTTAACTTTTCCTACTGCATCTCTTAAAGAAACTTCTACAACAAAGTTATGTAATTGATCTTTTTGATATTGTAATGACATTGCTTTTTGTTCTAGTACGCCATCAGCTGGAGCAGAATATTGACTTGTAAACTTAACATTATTTGTGATTAATTCATTTAAGAATACTTCACTTCCACTTGGCACCAATGATGTCATATACAACGAAGAAACACTATTATTAGAAATGTCAATTTGGTTATATAGAATTTTTTGAGTATTCCACGAATCTAGATTTTCATAAAGTCTTATGTTAAATGCATCCATTATTATTGGTGAATACTGATTAGATCCAGTAACCATTGGAGAAACAAGAGAGAATGTAGGTATTTCTGTTAGTCTTTTATTTAATGATGTAAAATGAAATCCATTAAGCTCATCTACATAGCAAAGAGAAGCAGATCCCTCTATAGAAGCTTTCATGGAAATTTTCTTTATAAAAGAAAGAGGCCTTTCATTTAAAAGATATCTTCTTGACATAGAGTCATCTGAATCTTGTATTTCTGTTGAATCTGAATTAAACTTCCAATTTATAAGATTTAATTCTTGTCGTATTATATCTGAAGTAGAAGACTTATATCCGCGATTAGCTGGTATTTGTGAATAAAATGCTGGAGATATTAGTTTATAAATATAATATCCACCACCATTATCATATGTCTTTTTATGTTCATCATCTTGATGAATACTATGAATACACATTTCTGTTGAAATTTTTTTAGGAGTGCTGGTATTTTCGGTGCTAAATGTAAAAACAATTTTTATAAAATCACCTATTCTTAAAGCAGCCGAGTCTATAAAAGTTCCATTAACATCATTTAAAACAAGAGCTCCACCATTATATATGAAGTCAATATCTCCAACAATTGATATTGCTTCATATGCTTGTGCTGGCAATTCTATTTCTTTTACAAAAATCTGTATGTCTACTAAAGTATTAGGTAATATCTTATCATTGGCCATTATTTACTCTACCACTTTTCATTTTTCTTTTTGTTTCTAATACAAATTTGTTAATATCTTCTTGAGAAGGAATAAAAAAGTCATCTCCAGCTCGTAATTGCTCTTTATAAGGAATGTTATTAAGAGTAAGAAGAATATCATCCCATTGTGACACCCCATACATTTGATAAGTAAGAAGCCAAGGTCTATGTATATACCTTTCTTGAAGAGTTTTCAAATATGGAGAAGATGTAAGAGTAAACTCTGTCCAATTTACTGATAGTGGATCAGGAAATGGATCTTTGTCTTCAGAGTCTAAAACTGCGCCTTTTTCCATGATATCATAACGTGATTGCATATTTAGTTTACCTCCTTAATAGAATCTGTTGTTCCTATGAGCATGGTTTCACAATGTATACTGCATTTTCCAGAGATTGGCCAACCTTCACTATCCATCTCTTTTGAAAAAGAATATTGAAAAGATATTGGAAGAATACTATCAAATTGATAAATTTTTCCTATTGTTATAGCAATAACATTTCCAGAAGTTAGGTTTTTTTCGGTAAGTGCGACTTGATTGTTTGTTTCATCAATAGAAGCTTTTAATACCTTCCAAGCTTTGTCACGGTTTTCCCTAAGAACTTGTTGTTGAGCAATACCAGCCCAGTCAAAAACACTTCCCGGCCGGACTGCGGTTCTTGCTGCCTCAGTAAGAGCCTTAGCTACATCTACTCCAAAACTTTCAAGGTCTTTTATGGCCGGGTCAATTCCTCTTAAAACTGTCTTTGCTTGATTGCTAAGTAAATCAGCATAAGACGGGCCAGGTGCAGTAAGAAAACCATTTGAATGAGGCAAAAATATATATCCAAGAGCTCTTATAGGATTGTACACTTCTGTTTTTCCACTGTAAGCGCCGGTCATTCCCATATAAAAATTAAATTGTAGATCAAATGATACCTGTGAAGATCCTTTCCAAGCTTTAGCTCCAGAAAGTGTAGTAATATTTTTAACATTAGTAGCAAGAGAAGCCAAGTCCACAACACCTTGAAGTCCATTAACAACACTTCCTAACAATGAACCTTTTGCTGCAGCCATTATTTCTGCTAATGGATCTTCATAGTCTTGATGTATATCAAAAGAAAAATCCTGCTCTAAGTATAATTCAAGATTCTTAGCAATATCAATTTTATTACTTTTTGCTAAATCTTTCCAATCTTGGCTTTTCAAAGTTATATTAACAACTTTATTGCTATTTGCTACGTATGCTTCACTGTTTAAATCGCTCATTATATGCTTCCAGCGTGACCAAGATAAAGAGTTTCACATGCTATAGTACAACTTCCTGAAATAGGAAATCCATCTGAATCCAGATCTTTTGAAAAAGAATATGTAAAATCCATAGGAAGAATTTTACTGAAATTTATTACGTTATTTTTTCCTACTGTTAATCTAATTCTTCCACCACCAGTTGCGTCTTCTGATGGTAATGTGCCCTTAACTGCGTTTCCAATACCGTTAACAATACTATCAAATTGTTTAGCTGCATCATCACCAAAAAAATTTATTGCCCAACCATCAACAGTCTTTTGCAATGCATCATATACCACTTTTCCTTGATCACTTATCATAGAAGAATACGAAGGACCAGGCCCAAGAATTTGTATACCACTGGTTACTCTTGGTAAAAATATATATCCAAGAGCTCTTATAGGATTGTACACTTCTGTTTTTCCACTATATTCTCCAGCCATTCCCATATAAAAATTAAATCTTAAACTAAAAGATAATTGAGAAGAGGTTTTCCAAGCCTTGGCTGCTGTAAATTTTGTCATTATTCTTGTATTCGTAAAAAGAGAAGAGAAATTAGCTAGTCCAAGAAATCCTTGAACCATAGACCCAACTTTTGTTTTTTTAGCAGCATTTAATATTTCAGCAATTGGATCTTCATAAGTGTTGTTTATAGTAAAGCTAATGTCATCTTCTAATATAAGTTCCAAGTTTTTTGCTATCATATTTGGCCCTAATTGATCTTTCCAACTTATGTCTTTACCGTCTGAGCTTCTAGAAATTTGTACTAGTCTATATGTATTAATTCCAAGATCGGCTAATCTAACAGCCTCTGCTGCTGCTGCTGCCGCCTCTGCTGATGCTTGAGAAGCTGCAGCGCCTCCATAAGCTGCAGTTGAGCGATTTGTATTAGCATTGTTAGCAGCTTGAAGATCTGCTTGCCGCTGGGTTTCTGCTTTTTGTGTAGCTTCACGTGATTTATCTGCTAATTTTTGTGAATTATTTATATCATTATTTGCCATTTCAGCAGAAAAAGATGCTTTTGCCGCCCTGGTTATGGCATCTGCCCTCTCAGCTGCTGCAGCAGCTTTAATTCTTTGTGTATTATCATCATATCTATTTGCAGAAGCTAAAGGCTGGGCCATGTTACATAGACCCCATCAATAAGTTTTTTCCACCAAGAATATCCATTTTAGGCGTAATAGTTTTCTTATTGTTGCTATATTTAAGCTCTTTAAGTATGGATTGCAATAATTCCACCATGGTATCATTAGAGAACACGCTACCAGATGCGCTTTCTTGTTTAGATTCTGATTTTGTATTTTTTACAATTTCAATTGTATTAGGATCTTGAAAGAAAAGAATTTTATCTCTTGGATCTTTATAATGTATTGTTCCATTACTTTCAATATAAGCATCTTCAACTTTCTTTCCTTCTTTAGGTTTTCCAGCAGGTTCTCCAAAAACAGCATTATACATTCCAGAATCATATAAAACATCAGCTAAGTTATCTCCAAGTACATTTCCAAGAACGCCTAATGCAAGACCAGCAGCTAGTGTTAGTGGGGTTGGCACTCCCAGTGAAGGAGCTGTACCAGCTAGGGCTCCAAGAGCCCCGAATCCAATACCGCCAATATTTCTAAGCAAATATTTAAAATTTGATCTTTCTGCAAACTTATTTTTTTCATAATCAGTAACCTTATCACTGGCGTTTATTGTGTTTATATCTGATGCTGTAAATGCAGCATCAACTCCTGCGCCAATAATTGGTAAACCTTTAACTAAATATCTGCCTGCTGTACCTACTGCTCCTTTTAATCCTTTTAAAAATGAAGGATTTTCAGCAATAGGAGGTGTGGAACTATCAGGACCCGGTAATGTACCTGGGCGAGTAGACATTGGAGAAGGAACAAATCCTTTTACGTGGGGTTTATACCATCGTTGAGCTTTTAGATTGTATTTTAAACCTCTTGTATCTTCAGGTTTAGGAGCGTATCTTCCTTGATTTCTAAATTCGCCTGTTTTTTGATAAAATTTAGGACCATTAGGCGCTCTAACACTTGGGTTTGATGGTTTGGGGGCAGGAGGGGCAGGAGGAACCAAACTTGGCGCTGTAGGCATACCAGGTTTAGGTGTAAATTTATTTTTTAGACCATCCATAAAAGTCTTAAGTGCAGCTGCGATGCCACCTCCTGCAAATAGTGAAATAATCGAATCTAGTCCTCCACCGCCTCCACCGCCTGAAGGACCACCAGCATCTCCAGACCCATTTTTATATAAACCACCTTTGGCGCCAAGATCTGTTATTCCAAAAGCATTTGTTAAAAACAAAGTTTGTTCACCAGGAAGAGCAGTAGGTAGTAAAATATCATTCTTGGTGGGTTTTAATTTTCCTTTAGTAGTTTTTTTAGATGAGTTTTTATTAGGACTTCCATCTCTATTAGCACCGGGTCCAAACGAGGCTGCTTCACCAGATCTGCCTAATGATATAGATTTTTCATAACTGCCTGTATTTTGATATATACTGTTGTCTTTAAAAACACGTGCATCACTTTCATCCATCACTGGATTTCTGTCATATGCATCTTGTTCATCATACGCGCCTAATTGAGCACGTAAAGCATTATACTCTGAGGATCCAGGTTTTGCTCTTCTAAATCTTTCTTGTGCTCTTGTTTTATTTTCTTGAAATTTAAGTTTTTGTGCAAAAGAATTCCTATTCTCTGTAAGCATTTCTTCTTTATCGGCTGAACGATTTTTAAATCCGCCAAAAAGCTTTCCAACATACCCAAACTTATCTTCAATAGCAGATACTACATCTTGATTGGCTTTTTGATAACCTATGTCTTTATCTATTGCCTCTAATACTTTTCTATTAGTCAATCTAACTTTTCTAGTTTCTATTAATTCTCTATCCAATTCCTTCATCTGCTTCATATATATGTTTTTTGCAAAACTTACGTTTCCAAGCAGAATCATTTGAAATTTTTGCATTCCTTTTAAATCATTATCAAATCTATTTTTTTGATGAAGAGAATATGCGGCGTCTGCTGCAATTCTATTTTTTCTTTGATCATCAAAAAATTTTGTTTGAGCTTCAAGAGATCCAATTAAAGAATGAATTGAGTCTATTTCAGAAGAAAGTCTACGAGTTAATCTAAAGTTTTCTGCAGAAATAGCCGCTCTTTCTTGTACTTCTTTTGTTCCAAAGCTAATAGCGTCTTTATACGCCATTCCAGCTTTTCCTCTAGCGCCCGCTTGTCCAAACAGCCCGGTTAAAGATTGAGTACCACCAGAGCTTCCAACAGTTCCAGTATTATTGCCACCAGCTCCACTCATAGTGGATATTGTGTGGTTTAAATCCTGTATGACATCAATAAGTTCTTGTTGAGTAGCAGTAAGAAGTCCTGGTCCATTTGGAGGAGACAGTCTAGACGGATCACTCATAGATTTTTAGATCTCCTAACAAATAATATCTCCTTTAATTAGTTATTAAAGAAGATTCACAAAACATTATAATCACTTAACCACGCTGATTTCTTCTTTTCTTGGCTTCTTCATTTTGTGCATTAATAAGATCTACATATTCTTTATGTAAAAATTTAAATGTTCCCCAATCTAAATTAAGAAGATCTATTACAGAGTTATGAGTATTAAGTGTTAGTGACGATATCATACTCATCAGATTCGAATGAGCCAATGGCTTGAAGTATATCCACGAGTCGAAAAGAGTACCCCCTGGTTACAGTCATTCTAGTAATAGGATTGTACATTTTTATTTCTTCACTATTTATACCAAATTTCAAACCAGCGTAATAATCTTCTACTTTTTTTGAAAGAGTATAATCTACTCGTGGATCTTTTGATACATTAAGTTTTTCTTCAAAAGGAAGCTCTGAAAGATCTTTTCCATCAAATTCTAGAAAGTTAAGACAGCGAACAACATCTACGGCAACCACTGAGCGATTACTTTCAAATAAGGAATACTCTTTCAGATCCATTTCAGAAACATATGGCACATTAGCCAGATCTATTTCTTCTCCACTATAAGCTCGTCTTTCCAACTCATTTTTTATTTCTAAAGATCTTCTAATGGTAGCAAATTTTTTTGTGTCTTTTTCAAAATATACTTTAAGAAATTTTCTTAGAAATATAACATCCCCGTATTTTGGATAGGTAAAAGTGGCAGAAAGACCGGTTTTCTTTGATGATAACTTAAGAATAGAATTAAACCTATCATCTAGGTCATGTGTTTCAATAGTGGTTAGATTTATTGTGGTTTTAGGAACCCAATTTCCTCTCATAAAGTCATCTCTCATTGTCAAATAGCGCTCTTCTCCAACTTCATTTTTTAAGAATTCCCAATCTTCTTCCAGCGGTTCAAAGTCTATGTTTTCAAGAATTGGAGAAAAGTAAATCATGTAAAGACGCACAATAAGTTCGGTAACTTCTTTTTCATGCCAATTTCTTACTGAAACATTTTTTTCAAAAATCATATCATCTAACAAATTACACATGGTTTCAGGAAGATCATCTTGAGATGTAAGAGATATGCTTACTAAATCTGTAGTTCTAAAATTTCGTATATGAAATATTTTAGGAGCTCCAACTTTTCCTTTGGTTGATAGCTCAATAGCCACATATCCTAATGGAACTTCACTCATGGTCTTTACTTCATGCTGTACTTCATTTAGCGCAGCTAACTGATCATCTGTCAATACTTTCATTTTGTATCCTCTTGAGTAGATTAGTTGTTTTAGTACAAAGCTACAAAAAGATTAGAATTCAGATTCTTGATCTAGTGCAAACTGCTTGGCCAGGTCTTGTCTAAGTATCTTAGATCTTTGGGACAATAGAACTCTACCACCATCAGGATCTTTAAACATAGGACCGCCGCCAAACTCATCAGGAAAATTATGAGTCATCATAAACTCAACAATTCCTTTTGTAGATTTGTCTTGTAGGTCAGACAGATCAATCTTCATAATAGGAAGAAGTCGCGTCTTAATTCTATTAAGGAATGTTTGTACGTTTTCACTCCAAGCAGCGTCTGAGAATAGCACCATTGATAAGATAAAATCTCTAAAAGCCACTTTATTATCAAACTTATGTGCATATAGCCCATTCTCAAACCAGCGTTTAAATACATCTTCATCTTCTGTATTTGCATAAGATGCGTCTTCTGTGCCCAGTGTATCACCAAGCTCGTCACCTGTTTCAGCATTAGCTTTATTTAGCGATACATCTTTGGGTACGTTCTTTTTAGGTAGATTTTGACGAACCATAGATTCTAGATATCTCATAACATAATGGCCAAGCTTGTACCACATGTGTTTTTCAGCATTAGACAGATCAGCATCATTTTTAATTTCTGGAGTACTGATATTGCCTATTTTACTAAAATCATCTGATACTGACGGATCCCAAGCTCTTACAGGATTTCCTCTATTTTCAGGACTATTGTCTGTAATTTTTTCAGCTGCTGCTGAAGCAAAAGAACCTACATCTCCAAGATTAGGACTGGTCTTAAGAGCGTTCTTATATCGATGCCAAACTGAAGTAATTTGTCTTTTGGTATAGTGAAGTATTAGAGTGTCTGCATACTGTTTGCCAGGGCCGTTAGAGTCAAATTCATTTAACATCATTAGAAACTTTTCTTTTCCTAATTCATTCCTAAGCTCTTGAGCTAGAGTAGGATCTTCACCACTTTGAAGAAGTTCAATTAGCGAATCCACTTCATCAGAGTACTCTTGTTCAAATGCTTTATCAAAGTACTCTTTTGCTTTTTTAATTGATGCAGGATTAGAGAAAATTTGATCAAAGCTTTTATTATGAAAAGCAGCAGCTTTTTCTTCTCTGTCAGCAGCAGCTTTACGTTTGGATCTGGCCTCTAAAGAATCAGGATCAAGTTCACTTGGACCTTCAGGAATTTCTATTCCCTCATCTTCAATATCATCCAGGCCTTCAAGAAGCGCCTTTCGGTACATTTCTTCAATTTTACTCATGAGTAATTAGTATAACTAATCATCCAATGATTCATCATTATCTTCAATAGGAAAGCATCTAAAAATGCTGCCATCAAAAGCATACTTCATTATCTTTCCTACTCGACCTTGCGATTGCTTGAGTATTTGAATTTCTAACACATCTTCAATTTCATCTGCTTCGGGTATATGAGTAAGATATCTCTCTGCATAATATTTTGCTCTAAAAGCTGAGAGCACAACTCGTGAACGTTCAGCTAGTGCATGACTGTTCTTAACATGATTTAATTGCGGCCGCAGCAGCTCTAGATCCTCTATAGATTGAATTCTAGCACTGTCTGCTTGACGTCCAAACTGTGCGACTCCTAAGAAACATATATTCTCATCTTTACACATGGCATTTAAGCGATTGATTCCCATTTCAATAGTGGTTGCTAGCGATCCATGACCATTCTCTTGAAAGTCTTGAACCATTGTAATCAAATCGCAAACCACAATAAGATAATCATTACCGGTGCGTTGCTTATATTCACGTATAAGCGATTGAATATGCGCAAGAGACAGATTAGGATCTTCAACAAAAAAGAAATTCTTTGATCTGTCCAGCTCTTCTTTTTCTTCTTTGAATTTCTTCAAGATAGGAATTAGATCATCACCTGAGCCATAAAGAGCTTCTACCGGAATCTCGGTTCTCATAGCAAGTAGCCTATCAAAAGTGCTTATGCCATCCATTTCTAGACTTATGTAAATAGACGGTATGTTAAGATTTATAAATCCATTTACAAGATTTAACGCGTATGCAGACTTTCCTGTGCCTGTAGAACCTGCAATCAAAATAAATTGACCTGGAGAAGCTTTACGTGGAAGATATGCATCCAGATGAGCATCTGCAAATGAATAGGTTTTTCCATTCTGTCTATTAAGCAGCTCTTGATAATACTCATCTGTCCAGGTTTCAGCGCTTTTAAGAACGCTCTTATTGAATGAATTGGAGATAACATCATTCATGGATGATAGCGAATTGGATACAAAAGACGCATCCAACTCATCATGAGAGTTTACTTCATCTAGCAAATCAACAGCAATCTTTCGCAAGTTTGATTTTTGAACGCCTTTCTGAAGTGTGTTTAATATTTCATTAAGAACTGGATTTTCATTATCCAGATCTTTAATCATGCTAACTGTTTGAATATCTACGTTATAATTAAGTTCATTTGCTTTTTGAAATAATGAGCTCTCAGACAGAGTTAAATCATTCTTGTGATGATATTCAATTGCTTCAAATATAGATCGGGCAGTGGCATGAAAAAAGATATCAGAATAAATTCTACTATCATTTAACCAGGATTTGTTTTGAATAAGTCCATTAAGAAGACGATATTCAGACATTACCAGGTATTCAGAATTTGCTCGACTAACCGGTTTGTCTTTCAATCAAATACCCCTTGAATGTTCTTAATATTGATTCCAGACATATAGTTGTCTTCAAAATTGAATTGAGTCTTCTTTAATATAACCCGTCGCTCAATGAAATCTTGAAGAGAGTAACCAAAGCCTTCACGATCTATTTCTGATATAGGCTTATTGCTGATCAAAATAAGACCTTTCTTATATGTATCAATTCTATCACGTATAAATTGATCCAAAAATGGTATCTGAAAACCAGACTTAAAAAGAGTAATTTTATTTTTATCAAAGACTTCATCAATAATTAGCAGATCACAATCATAATACTTTCTTACTTTATCTTCACGTTCTTCATCATCCAGCGTGGTTAACGCTTTTATAAGGTTCTGCATTAAGATATATTGAACAGTCTTGCCTTGTGAAAGAAGCTGCGACCCGGCCCATTTTGCCAGTGTGGTTTTTTGAGTTCCATTGGCGCCAAAGAAATATAGAACTTCTGATGAATATTTACCAAAATCAGAAACATATTTTTCAAGCTTGGAGAGCTCGTCACGAGACTTGGTTCCTACATATTGATTTAGTGTATAATCCAGATCTGATTGAGATAATCCAGAAGATGATAATCTAATGGAAATGTCACGATCTTTACGCCACTTAATGTGACATTCACACTCTATATATTTTTCATATCCGTCTAAGCCAATAGTGGAGATATAACCAGATAGACGTGCTTTGTTATGACACTTGCGACATGAGACAAATTTAGCCATGATTAGAATATAACCCTAACGTGGTCTTTTTGCTAGCTCTTCTAGATTTAGATCTGGCCACTCTGACCATGAGGTAATACGTGCATCCTGTCTAACATCTGATCCACGATTATATGGAGCGTCAAATACAACTCTTAGGCCTTGAAAATTATTAATAAACTTTGGATTATCATCAATCAGAACCCAATCACTGGAAAAAATGCTTTTGTCATTGGTAAATATTACTTTTTGTGTATCAAAGAAAGGCAATTCTCTTTGAATCCAGCGAATCTTTTCTTTCATGATCCAGGGCTTGGATAGTGCAGATGAAACAATAAATACATCATGGTCTTTTATCATTTTAGACATAGCCTTTGCCATGCCATCAATGGGTTTTAGCCATTCAAATGGACTAAAACGCTTTTCAAAACGCTTTAGCGCACCAGGCCAGGTCTTTTCAAGATCATACTCTATTACATCTTCTCTGGTAATGATTTTTCCATCAGCGCGCTCAAAAGTTTCTACAAAATAGCCAATCAAATCGGCAATCGTACCGTCCATATCAACAGCAATTCTCATTTTAATATCCTCTTCTTAAGAATATAACCGGTTAATCATAATCATACTTGGTTGCCAAAGCAAATAACAGATCACTTAGTCTATTAAGATAGCGTGAGCTATTATTTAGATCATATCTCATTTTATTGTGATTCATAAACTTTACTATGGTTCTCTCCGCGCGCCTACAACATGTGCGTGCCTGATGAATAAATCCGCCAGGAAGAATAAACTTTGAGGGTATGTCCACAGTCTTAAGTATATCTCTTTGATAATCTTCCAGATCTTCTTCAATATGAAGAGGAGTTATTGGTTTTAGAGCCAGGTATGTCTCTGAATGAAAAACTCCTGAAAAATCAATATCAGGATCTGTTGCTACTAGCGCCATTATATCATGCAATCTGTTTTGAATAGTGGTTAAACGTTCAGAGTTCACTGCCACAAAGCGATTGTCACGTGTCTTAAGAACTGTTCCTATCCAGGAGGATAGCTCATCAATGTCACCTAGCACATCAAAAAATTCATCAGATTTGGGAATTCGCCTACCGGACCAGTTGGATGAAACTCCCAAATCGCCCGATTTTGTGGTTATTTTATCAAAATCTTCTACACTCATTCATATACTCCAGGTTACTAGGAATATAACCACATTTTATTATTTTTTAGTAGAATCATTTAGTGAGTTTTGAATATCTTCTCTGGCCTGTAATAGTTTCTTGCTACGTTCAACGTTATAATTGCTTTTTTCTCTTATCACATTCATTAGATCATTGCTTATCTCAGAGAATACGTGTTTATTCTGCCACAACACATCACTGATGATGTTAGATGGAATCTCATCTGAAACAAACCACATATCATAATGCTCAACACTCTTGTGCAATACACTATCACTTATGGTTTCCAAGAGATTAGACCACTCTATCTGAGATCTATGATTAAATCCATTAAGTTCTGCGCTCTTAAGATAGATCTTCATGATCTCTATCTTTAAGCTCTCTCCTGCAGACGTAAACAGGTGAAAACATCTTTTATAATGAGCTGGAGATGCTTTCACGATCACGTCTCGCACAATATCTCTATGATTGGACACCAAATTATCAGCACCACGTGTTACAAGAAGACGTACATCCTCTTTGTATTTTACCTCAGCAATGAGATCATCCTGTATATTATCCACAAGTGAAGCTATCTTTTGATTAAGATAGTTATTTGAGATCTGTCGAGGTGATGGACGATGTAATACTTTTTCCACAAATACGTTAACGGCTTTCTCAT